CCACTAGCAGAGCCAAAGACAATCTGTTCATCTCCGAGCTTGTAGCTTTGCACTCACTCATTGCCGTGCTGTTGCCACATTCCGCTTGCTATCATCATTTCCATCAATTTCAGATCATCAGGGAGATCAGTTTCATCATAGCCTGCTTCATACTCAAAAGTCAGAAATCAGAAGTCATTGAGCGGTAGCCTTTGGAAGATGACTCTCCTATCGTAGATCACGAGATAGTCTTTCCCTTTGACTCCTGTATAGGCTTCTCCATTGATCTTTTTGATCAGCTTGACTGGTTTATTCTTCAGGTAAACCTCCAATCCTCTTGAGCTTTCCACAATCGCTCTCAGATCCACCATCTGCTCACGATCTTTCAGCAAAAAACTATCAACTCAGCAAAGCTTGTTGATTTTCTGATACGCAGTTTGGAGGAACGAGGTCAAGAGTTGATCTTGCTCGTTTCCACTCACTCCGATATATTGCTTGAAAAGTTCAAGATTTGAATACATTTGATAGTGATTTATACTCTAAATTATGCAGTTTCTTGAGTTTCAGATTCAGCTTTTTTATCTTCTTCCCCTTCAGTTTCAGAAGTTTCAGGAGTATTCTCAGCTCCTTGAGTTTCCTGAGTATTGTCTGTTGCCTTAGTTTCAGGATCTACAGGATCGGTTTCAGCTTTCTTTTCTTCTCCAGCTTCTCCATCATTATTTTGAGGCTCTACTGTAGGCTCAGGATCTTGAGGAGTCTGATCTTTTGCTTTTTTACTCTTAGACTCAGATTTCTTATCTTTTTTTTCTGTTTCATCAGTAGCCAAAGCAAAGATATGAGCATAATTCTTCAGGTAACTTTTCTCCGTAGTTCTGAATGTTTCTCCAGCTTCTACTTCTACTTTTTCCGAATTCTCATTGAGAACGAGCTGAGTTTCTTCAGAGATATTTTTGAGTTCAAACACTTGTTTCATTAGTTATTATATAGGCAAATAAAAGCCTCTCTAGTGAGGATGTCGTGAATCACGACACCCCCTTGAGAGATAAAGATTAAAGAGTCACATTCGCTCCAAGTCCAACAGTTTTTCCGAGACCTGCTACTTCATCAGCAATAGCAAATCCAAATTCCATTGTCGCAACAAGTTGCACACCCTTTCCAGGCACTTTGAATGCATCGATCTCCAATGGCTGACCAAATCCGTATTGGATTGCTGGCTTATAGATCACTGCGAAAGATCCTTTTGTATTTTCAGATCCTGTAGCAGAAACCGCACCAGTCGAAGCAGTCAAAGCAGGGAAATCTCTTGCAGTGATCTTGTCAATGTTCCATACTTTAGCAAGAACACCGCTATTGATAGTTGCTTGAGATCCGAACTTATCAACTGTGATCACTTCATCGAATGCAAGTGATTTCATATACACATTGTTAGGCTCGATGATCAAGAGATTTTCAAGGTCTGATTGATACCCCTCATCTAGCTTAGCAACGACATCAAGGTATGATTTCGCAGTCATTGCACCTACATTTACAACAGTGTTTCCGATACCAACTTTTCTGATACCATTGTCAATCTGAGCAAAGTATGCTTTAGCGTTGTATGTTCCGTTCACATTACCAGTCGAAGCAGTATCTCCATTGATAATTACAGCATCAATAGTTCTTGCAGCAGATCTATTCATTCTTTCTCTGATAATTGATTCAAGCTGAGCTGGAGCATAGTTCAATTCTCTTTTTGAGATAGCAATGTCAAGAATGAATTGACCTTGAACGATTACCACTTCTCCTGTTGCTGGTCAGTTCTTAGTTGGAACGAATGCAAATCCATCTCCTGAAGTCCATTCACTATTTCCAGAGAAGAGTCCAGCTTCTCCGATTACAGGCACTTTGGAAGAGATAGGCATATCATTTCCGTGATTACCTGGAAGAAGAGGCAAAAGTCTTGAGTATTGAGGCAAAAGATCAAGCAAATTATCGCTCATTACATTGGTTGGGATAATTTCCTTTCCGAGACCTGCATTTTGTGTATGCACTACCTCGTTTGCTTTAGTTTCTACCTCAGCAAAATCTTTTTCATCGTAAGCAATATCAGCTATTGATTTTGCTTTCATCATTAAGTCTTTGATATTCATTTTTTTCTTCTATTGAGAGAATAAAAAGTCGGATTAAGAATCCTGAAGCTTAGCTACAAGCGAGCTATACTTGCTTGAGTTTTGCTTCTGTTTTGGTGCTTGATAAGTATATCAAGTCTTGACCACGGTATTTGCTACCGCTTTGTCAAGTTGTCAGAGAACTTCAATCGTTCCTCCGAGCAGTTCGAGAGCATTTTTCAGCTTCTCTTCTAGTTTTCAGATCTTCTCATCTTTTTCTGCGATCTGATCTAAGAACTTCTTCTCAATTGATTTCATCTCTGCAGAGATGAAGTTTTCAACTGATTTGATTTGAAGATCCTTCAATCCTTCAGCCGTTCCGAGAGCTTTTTTGCTCTCTGGTGCAGTTTCAGTACCATTTTCAGGTTGTGCCGATTTCTCAGGCTCTTCTATGTCAGAATTTTCATCTGCTTTTTTACCTTCTGGAGCAAGGGACTTTTTGTCTTCCTCTTCTTCATCTGAGTCATCTGTATCTGTTGGAGGATCTTGCTCTTCATCTTCATCAGATTCATCATCTGAGTCAGACTTCTTTTCTTCCTTGTCTTTGTCAGACTCGGATTCCTCATCTTCATCAGATGATTTTTCTTCTTGATCTTCTGCGGTTTCTTGCTCTTCAGAATCAGTTTTTTTCTGCTCTTCTTCTGGAGCTTCTTTGATCTCAAAGCAGTCTCCGATAGACTTCATCAATGAGTAAGCATTCATAGGAACAGATACAACGCTGATCTCAAAGAGTGAGAGATCTTTGATGATGTTTGCATAGTCTCGACCATCAGAGGTCTCTTCCTCCAAGAATTCGCTATCCTTGATCTTATAACCGATTGAAAAGGCTCTCAATACTCCGTTTTTGATTGCACTGATTACTCAGTCCACATCTTGCGTGATCCTAGCCTTAACATAGAGACCGTTGTCATCGATCTTTGCTTCAGTCACGACTCCGATTGGTTTCTCCATATTATGCTGCAAAAGCACGATTGGATTGGTCATATAAAGATCAAGTGCGTTTTTGAATGCTTGAGGATCTACAATATCGTGACCTCTGTCCTTGTCTTTAGTGGAAGCATATCACTCAATCTCAACACCTTTGACTCCATCTTCCTCGAAGTCTTGCACTGATTTTTTGTCTCGTAGGACTTGGAAAAAGTTTTTTTCCTTGATGAGCTTGATTTCTTTCTTTTTCATTACTGACTTTTTATGTGATAAAATTAGTCATTGATTTTATGTAGTATTGTGCATCTACAGTTTGGTCAGCCTGGAGGGTACTGTACTCAGACTGAGGGATATACAAAGTCTAAAGGAACTCGTCCTAGCTGCTCGCACTCCATATGCTCAGGTCTTACCTTTCAATCTTCACAAGTTTGCCATTGCTTCAATACAGGGACTCAAACTGATTCAAGTTGCCTCATTGGTTGGACATTTCCGTATTCATAAGCTTTTGCCATCTCAGTCACTGCGATCGTTCTCGCTCTTGCTTTAGAGAAAAGCGAACTATTGACCTTGATGATGTTGTCCCTGACCTGATTGTAGGTCAGTTGATTATTGAGTCAGTCTTTCAAAACTTTTACGACCTCAAATTTGGTCGTATGTGAGATCGCTCAACGAAAGTTCGAAAGCTGAAGTTTGCCTCGATCTTTTACATAATTTATCATAGTATCAAGGTTGTATATCAGAGCATTCTCCTCCAAAATTGTTTTGAACTTCCTCCGTGTTCTCTTGTATCACTTTTCCACTCCTTTCGAGATTGGATTCATCAGCTTATCAATCAGATCATCAACTCACATTTCTGCTCGAAAGCTTCCGAGAGGCTCTTCAACATAGTCCTCGTATCGACCTTTTTTGTAAAGACTCGGAGCTTTATTGAGATGCTCGTATGCAAGAGAGATCTGAAGAGGATATTTTGTGTAGAGTTCCTCAAGATGATCTAGCAAGAACTGCTCCTGCTTCTTGAAACTCTTCTGACAAATGGTATAGGCTTTTGCCTCTTTCTTCAGGAGTCTCCTGTAGTCTGCAGATACCGCCATTTTATACTTCATCAGGAGATAAAACTGCATCAAGCGAAGCATCCTCGAGCAAGACCATATTCCTTGATATGATCAGCTTGTCTGCATTCTCTTCTTTGCTTGCTTCCATTCAACGATCAATTCTGATCTCATTGATAGTCTTGATTCCGCTTGCAAGATCTTTCCTCTGAGACTCAAGATATTCTTCAGAGAATGGAATCACTTCTCCATCACACTTGATCACATACTGCTCAGCAATCTCAGGCAAAAACATTTCAGTAAGCCTATTCAAGATATGCTCAAAGGTTGATTCCATAGGGTATATTGTCCCTTTGTAAAATTCCCTTGAGTTGTTGTCTCCGTTGTTGTAGTTCACATCATCAGAGTATCAGAGTACTGATTTTGGCACTCAGAAAGCAGCTGCAACTTTTTCTGTTGTGATCTTCCTCTGAGCTACGGTATCCATATCACGAGGAGAGAATGAAAGTGTCTTGATGTCTGAGACTCCAGCACCGATCAGCATTTTGTGGCTGTTTTCTAGCCCCTTATATTGTGCATCAAACTGATCTTTTGCATTCTGCATTTCCTCCTCAGTCATAGACTCATTGAGGAGCAGGATTGCTGATGGCACGGCACTGTTTTTATAGTAGAAGTAGTTAGATCTGACTGCATTCAGATCGTTCAGCACATCATACATCAGCCCTGTTAGTATAGATCTTCCATCGTGTTCGTTGTAGAGAGATTTATCATAGAGGAAATAGGCGATCTGATGAGGATCGTATTTGATAATCTGACCACTGATGAAGCTAGACTGAATGAACTGTATGATATTCCCGTATTGATCATACATCTTGGTCATCATCCTAGAGTCTAGCACCTGAAAGCCTGCAACTTCTCCGTAGAGATTGAAGCTCGGCACAATGTAGAGTTCTCCAGTGATGAGGTAGTTTCTGAAAATATCTCTTTTGAAATCTTGAAAAGTCGGAGTCTTAAAAAACCTTGATATTTCCAAGTCTCCTGACTTGTCTTTGAGTTGATTTCCTTTGTGATCTTCTAAGTAGAGACCGTTTTTACTTACATTGTTCGCAATCTTTTTGACTGCCCCTGAAATGTCAGCATTCCCCTCATAGAGCTCAAGGAAATTCTGCTTGGAAACTACAAAATCTTTAGTATTAAAAAAAGGCATATTCCTAGTACTTCAGAGGAAATTTTTCTGATGAAAATCGATATTTCTGCCAAGCAGGGATTTTACTACTGCATTTTTGATCTTGTTGAAGATTCCCATACGCTCTACTCGTGAATAAATGATCATTGTCCGTAGTATAATCACGACCCCCTCAATCTCCAAGTGTTTTGCTTATAAAAAAAGAAAAAAGTCTGATTTTTAGTCAGACTTCTTTTTTATTCTACATTTTTTTCTTCTGCTTCATCTCTAACGATACTGATTTTTGGTAGATTCTCAGGAATTATCTCAATGATTGACACACATTCAGGAAGATCTATTGCATCAGGAACATTCACTGCGAGATGAAGCTTCTCTTTTGCTTCTTTCAGAACTTTTCTTGACTCGTTGTAGTATTCAACGATCTGCAAGAACTGATCTTGAATAGTGTTTGCATTCGCAACAAGTTTCCTCATTGTGTTCAGCTGATCTGCTAGATGCTGGAGGTATTGAATTGCATCAATCTCTCCTTCGTGGTGTCTTTCTTCTGACCACTTAAACTTAGTCTCAGAGATTTTGTCATAATTTTTTGCCATTGTAGTATATTTTTAGAAGATAAAAAACTAATTTTGAGGATGTAAGAAGTATCACTGTATATCAGAAAGTTTTTCAATTGCTTTCCTATACGAGATTCTTTCTCCAATTTCCCTATCATAATCATCAGGATTTACACACGATGAACTGGTCAGGATCTCAAATCCATTCTTGAGAGTCATCAGACAAATAGTTGTCTTTTTACCTACTTTCAAGAACTCGTGCTTTTCTATCAGATCTTGGATCTGGTTTTCTTGGTCTAGCATTTTGTATATTTGGGTAAAAAATAAAGCTGAATTATTTCTCTCGTTTATCCACATTTAGAGGAAGGGGTCTTTTTACGATGTCTTTGACCATCATTTCTAAATCTTCTATCAACCTCTCAGGACTTCCATACCAACGAGATAAAAGATTTTGAGTGTAGCTATCGGCTCTTTCTATGATCATTTCATCTGTTAGATCTTCATTTTCTCTTGAGCTAAAGTATACCTCTGCTAGTCCATACAGTCTAGGAGAAAGCTCTTCAATGAGTTCTGGTTTATCCTTCAGTTTTTCTTTCATCTCCTCGTAGTCAGGATTTCTTTTTTCAATAATTTTGTAAATTCGTGCCATATTGATTATATCATAAAATAAAAGCTATTTTGAGGTGAGGACATATTGTTTTGCCTCTTCTTTTGTCATATAATCTCCGCTCCAATCATTGTAAATATATCAATCAACAAGATCTATGATTTCGCATAGGAGCAGTTTCATCTGAGATGAGTGCATACTTACTCATTCACTTTCTAGCTGGTTGTATTTATCCATCAGTTCTTGAGCTTTTGGATTCCCCCCAAAATCATAATTTTTCCATATTCATCGTTTGAGAGTCAATTCATCTTCTCAGATATCGTGTGGTCTAATTTCTTTGATCTCATCGATCTTTTTTTGTCTTTTTTTGTAAAATTCTGCTACTTCATCAGTAGTCAGTCTTCTATCAATATAATCGAACAATTCTTCCATCCTGTAGTATAAAAAATATAAAACTAATCATTATCTCAAGCCCACCTGACATTAGTGAGTCAGTCTTTTTTCTCTTGTATTCGTTTCCAAAGCTCAAAAAGAGTGACTTGAGTGATCGGTCTAACATCATCAAGATGATGCTCTGAGTCCTTATGCAAAAACTCAAGGATCTTTCTCTCACAAGCCAAAAGCTCCGTTGCCTCGCTTATATCAAAACTCTTTTTTGAATTTTCTGCTCTTTTTCACATAGATTTTGATTAGATTGAAGAGATAAAAAAGCCTGATCATACATTGCTGGTTGCCAGCAGTATCGCATCCACAAAGTCATCGTGTTCGCCGTTGGGGAACTCCAAGAGTTGCTTGATTGCATCATCGTTGTCTGGTCAGAAAACGATCTTGTGATCCTCAAAGTCCATTTGCCTTTCCATCAGCCTTGTGACTTTGTCCTTGATCGTTTTGTATGGTTTGACCGCCATTCCCTCTCTTGCAATATGCTTTTTCATTATCAATTGGAATGCGACCGTTTCCACGATCACTCTTGTTGCATTCCGCTTGGTATAGAGTCCTCTGAGAACTTCCATTGCATTTTTGAGGTCTTTTTCTTCCTCTTTAAGTCCTACGGTCTCAAGAATATACCACCTACCATCTCTGAGTCCTGCGACACACATTGCAAAGAGGTCTGATCACTGTTTCTCTGATGCTGCAGGATCTACTCAGATTTGGATCTTTTCAAATCCTTTGTAAGTCAAGCAGTTCATATCATACTGGATCATTGATCTCTTGATGATATGTTGTCCTAGCACATACGGAATCAGCAAGTAGTTCTGAGAGAAAGAGATTGATCAGAGTCTCCTCCTCTCAGCCTCTAGACTCGTGTATTTTTTGTTTGAGTCCGTGATACCCTCATTGAGCTTATTAGCCTCTGCATCAGTCTCCACAAATCTATTCCAAACGATATTTCCTGCTTCATCGTAGATTGCAAGATTGATGATCAGCCGTGAGGGATCATTTTTGATATGTTCCTCGAATCTCGGAACGAGTCAATCTTCATAGATCACATTTCAGAGGAAAATCATCTGACACGCTCCAGTCGTTCCACCGATCACTTCATTCAAGAGGAACTCAAATCAGCGATCAATCTTTTTCCTTGAGCTGCAAGACTGGATCGTATCCACATCATCAAAGATCAAGAGATCAGGTCTGAATTTACCATCGCTTGCCGTGTAGTTCTTTCCTCTCGGAGAAGTTCCGAGTGACATTGCCCTCACATAGCATTCATTCTCAGTGATGAATTTATTTGTCCTCTTGATCTTCTTCTGACCTTTTCTGCTTCAGGTTTCCGAGTAGTAAAGGTTTCAGAAATCATTTACAAGCCTCAAGCCTCACTCAGTATCTCAGATCAAGGAGTTTGCAATATAGGTCAGGTTTTCTTCTGCACTATCTATTGTCTGAGAGTATCGCATAATGTTCCTACGCCTCTTGTATGCGATGCAGTTGTTGATATACATCTGAGCGATCGTGGTCTTGGCTGATCATCTGAATCACTTGATGAATACATTCTTGCCTTGCTCAAGTGCAGTATAGATCTGCTTGAGTGCTGGAGGAGTAGAAAAGCTGAAGTATTCCCTGAAGTAGTAGTTGCAATACTCATAGAATCTCGGCTCAAAGAACGCTCTCCTGAAGACTTTGTCCTGCATCCTTTGCAAGAGCAACTCCCTATCAATCAGCTTCTTCATCTTCTTCATCCGCTCAAAGTAAAGAAGCAAGCAAAGCCTGATCAGCTTCCGAAAGAGGCAACTCCTCATTCTCGATCTTGTTTGTGGTCTGAGTGATATTATAAGGCTCAAGCAGTTCAGCTTTGACCATTCTCCGCAATTCCCTGAGAGCAATCACACTTCATTCTCAGGTTTTGATCTTCTTCATCTCTATTGTGATTGCTTGCATCATTCCCTCGATCAGTTCTTTTTTCATTTCGTAGTATCTACTTTTTGGAACTGCAAGAGCCTTGATTTTCTCTCTTTCAGACTTCTCAAGAGCTTTCCTTTCTCTCTCTTCAATGTGACGGTCTTTCATCTCTCTCCATCAACAAGTGTTGAGGTTGATTGTGCCGTTTCCACCTCCGAATTTCTGCCTGATTCGCTCTGCAAGCTCTAGTATGTCGCTCTCGAGGTATTCCCTTTTGAGTGCTATTCGGTTGTATTTTTGCTTTGCCATTTTATTGATTCGGACAGTGTAAAGAGTAGTGATTCGGAATTTCCGAATTTATGATCAGATTTTCTTGCTTTTTTTCTTTTGAGCTTGCTTTGATTTCCTTTCTCTATTTGTAAGCTCCTTGGTGTGCATACTTGTTAGCTTTTTCTTTCTTGCTGTAGCTCACAAACAATCCAAGCAGAGTGTATCTTTATGTCGTGGAGGTATTGTCCATCAACAGTTTGTGCATATTCAGGATTTAGACATAGGGTAAAAATAAAAAAAGATAAAAAATCTGACTTATGATTTCGGTATCAGTGAATAAACATAGTCTATACACTCATCATACTGTCATTCAATAGGTTCTCTTTCTTTAGATCGTAAATCAATGAGTTTAGATCTATCACTATGAAACCAAGAATGATTGTTCCAATATTTTTTTCTGATGTAATACATAACATCTCCAATCATCACTGGATGACCAATGATTTCTTTGATTTCTGAAGTTGGTCGCTCATCTCAACGAGACAAACGATAGGTAAAATCACCGTATTCATTCTGTGCTTTGACCTCTACACAGCATCACGGAGTTAGTTCCTTATTCGCCATCTCTTTATAGATGGCTTCTATTTTCTGTTCTCTAGTCATAACCAATAAAACAAAATATAAAAGTCTGAATCATCCATTGATTCTACTTAAACAAAAGAAGCAATATGATGATCCACAATAAGCATCCTATTCATTCGTTGTCGTTGTTTTTTGACATAGTGATTGTTTGTAAAAAAATAAATAATTCTGATTTTTGATATTGTAAGCCTTAAAACAAGGAAGCAGAAGACTGACTTAATCTTTTGTTCGCCATATCTACATACTTCTGTTCTATCTCAATTCATATAAAATCGCAATTCAATTCTTTACTAGCAACAAATACACCTCAACTTCATCAAAATCAATCAAAAACTATTCATCCCCCCCCTGAGAAAAGTGTGTATGAGTTTCCTGTATAATGCTGTTGGCTTCTCACAACTGTGGATTGGAGCAAGAACTTTGTCAGCTTTTATCACATCAGATATTGGATTTTCCAGCACTTTCGGCTTTCACTTGAGATATAATAGCATAGGCTCGTATTGAGGTCTTGTATAATATCATATTCCAAAGTTATTTTTTACTCGGATCGGCATTGATTTGAGCGTTAGATATTTATCTAATATCTTTCTAAATTCTGGAATTGTAGACCATCAAAGAAATGTAATCAAAAAACTATCATCTTTCAGTATTCTTTCACATTCTTTGAAGTATTTATCAAGGAAACCCTCAAACTCTTCAGACTTCATATTGTCATTTTGTATCGCTTCTGTTTTTCATCTTTGAGGTTGTAAATTGATATTATACGGCGGATCAGTGAGAACTAAATCCACACTTTTATCAGGTATCTGCTTCATTAGCTCTAAGCAATCTCAGCAATGGACTTTGTTTATCTCTAGCATCTAAAAATATCTCAAAATAAATTTTTTATAAACGCAGAAAACTACGACCGTTTTTCCTGTCGTTTTTTCCACGATTGATCCTCAGATGCTTTTCTGCTCCAATTTGGATGAGCAGCAAAAATAGCATCATTCAGAGCTTTGTATTTTTCGTAAATTTCCTTGAAGTAAGATCTACCAAAACTAGAAGAAGAAATCTGACTCCCTCTTTCTTTTTCGGCTTTTTCAAGTCTTTCCACCTCCTCAATTCCGATCATTTTGATCAGATTGTTGCGGTATTGTTCCTTGATGTCTAAGGCTCTTTTGTCTCCACGAGACATTGCCTCATTGCTCCAAGGGAACTGAGGTCGAACATTGTTCTCATCAAAGCAAGTTGCATTGATAGAAGCCGAAATATAGTGTCCCCCTTGTGTCTCTCTCCAGTGGGCTTTATTCCCTGTTGTTATCTCAGTCACGAGACCGTTGTCATCAGCTTTTGAAATTTTTGCCCAAAGCTGAAATTCCTCCTTTGCAAGAGATTTTCCGATTGTTTTTGGTTTTTTGTTTTTTGCAATAGTAATCGTGCGAGATCCTTTTCTATTCGCCTCTACTCATTGCTGAATTTGTTTTTTGAAAGCCGTGATTGCCGAGATTTTATCTCTCTCACACTTGTTTGCGTTAGCAATCTTGTATTTCTCAAACTTGCGGACATATTTGTCTACAAGTCAGCTTTCAGGATCTATTTTATCAAGGTATTTTTGAGTCTGAACTTTGTAATAGTTCAGTCTTGATTGCTCATTTCTTTTCCTGCGAGCTTCAAAGACTTGCTCAATCTGCTTGACTGATACAAAATTTTTCTTCATAACTGAAAATTCTCATCATATAAATGATGAGTCCGTTTGCTATAATTTCCATCTACGATCCTAAATATACAGAAAAAATTGAGAAAATCAAGACAATTTTCTCAAATATTCCTGTTTGTCATTTGCTATCAGTTTTTCATATTTTATACTTGATATTGAATATGTCAATATCTATAACAAATATAAGATGGAAAATTGAGCAGGAAACTCTATTTTAGTTTTTTGCTTAATGATTAAAAATGAAAATTGATTTTGCCATTGAAAAATATCTAAAATATAGGAGATTTGTCGAAAAAATTACAAAAAATACATTGACGCTTCACAAATGAGTATTGAATCGTTTTGCAAATTTCCTCCAAGATCAGAGGGGAGAACTACCTCATCTTGATGAAATCTGACTCGATTCTTTGATTGACTACTGCGAATATATGGAAACAGCAGAATTCTTACGAGGAAGAGGGTACTGAAAAAAAGTAAAACTTTCGCACAATACACAAGTCTTGCACCAACATTGCATACAAAAATTTTTCAAATGGTGCTATGTTTCGAGGATAATGAATTCAGAAGTCTACCACATACCTGTAGCGAAATTCAAACCAAATGAATTAGTCTACCTTACTCATCAAGAAGTAGAAGATTTCTTTGAGATCACAAAAACATCAAAAAATAAGATCAAGAAAATCAGAGATGAACTACTTTTCAGGATCGCATATTTTACTTGACTCAGAAAAACAGAAATCCTGAATCTGACTTTTGATCAACTTTTAGAAAACGATCAGTTTCAGATTCAAGGAAAAATGGATAGAAAAAGAACAGTATTTTTTGATGATGAGTCGAGGATCAAGCAACTTGCACTCGAACTTAAGTATCTCTACACCAAAAATGAAGATAAAAGAGTCCATAAGGAAGATAAAGACTATGTTTTTTTGATCATTGCAGGACAAGATCGAGGCAAACAACTTGGAAGAGGTGGAGTTTTTGCTCTTCTCAATGATTACAAAAAGAAGCTGAGAATCACAAGGAGCGTGACTTTACACTCATTCAGGCACACTTTCGCTACTACTTTGCTGAATAATGGAGCGGATTTGAGAGAAGTACAACTACTGCTCGGACACCAGAATCTGAACTCCACGCAAGTATACACTCACATTTCTATGAACAAGCTAAGAAATTGTGCCTCACTTTTGCACTTCAAATAGGCTTATCAACTAGGAAAACTATATAAAACAAAACAAATCAAAACAAAATCAAAAATACATTTCAAATGTGCTTCTCATTTAAGAAATCGATACAAA